TTGTCATTTTTTTTTCAAATGTCAAGCGTTTTTTTTAACTTTTTTTTTCTTTTACTTTTTGAGACGCATTCTCAAAAACAACCTTGCGCAAAGTCAAAGGCAGGGAGTCGCAATGGCGGGATTAGACTTTGCGCAAGGTCGCGCGGGCGCGTTGTAATGTGGGCAATTACAACAGGCGGGCAAATCGTCGGGGCTGGCAAATCGTCGGGCGGTTGTAGTTGCGGATTTTGTCGCGTTGCGTTCCCGTCGGTTTTTTTTTTTCGCGGCGCAAAAATCGTTCCCGCAAAATTTCAAACGGGAAAAATTCGGTCCGTGTTTTTTTCGCAACAAAAAACGGTCGTCGGCGTTTACGCGCTTTGCCGTCGGTCGGGCTGGCAGTGTTCGTTTCAGTGTTCGATTTTTTTTTGCGCGGCGGATTTTTTTGCGACAAAATTTTTCACGGAATTTTTTGCGTCGGAAATTTTGCGCGTTGATTTTTCCCGCCGCCGTCGCAAAAATTTTTGTCGAAATTTTTTTTGCCGACCGCCGTTCTTTTCCGACGGCGCGAGGGCGGGGGCGGGGGACGCGCGTCGCCGTCCGCGCCGCTGGTGTGGCGTTTGTAGAGGACGGGGCTTAGAAGTTTGGGGGTAGGCTGGCTGGTGCTTGTGGGCTGTGGTGTTTTTGCGGGGAAGGGCGAGGGGCTGTGTGCGGTGTTTTGAGGTGGATTTTGGCGACAATGCGATAAACGCGCGTAAACGCCCCTTAAATCGATTTTGTTTTAAAACCTTAGTATTTTATCGTTTTAGAAATTCAAATGGAAATTTGGGGCATTTTTGAAGCGTTAAGAGGTGGTTCTGTTTGGTGGTGTTGGTGCGAAAGTGTGTTGAGCGTAAAACTGAGTGTTTTTTGTGTGGTTGAGGTGTGCGGTTGAGGTGCGTTTAGGGGAAAGGGGCTTACAGGGATAGAGGTAAACACTAACGCAGTCACTAACGCACTGTGACGGTCACTAACGTAAACACTAACGCAGTCACTAACGCACTGTGACGCTACAGAGACGTAGTGACTGCGCGGAGAAAGGAGAAGGGTCGGAAAGAGAAGGGAGGAAAGGAAAAGGTATAGAGTAGGATAGGGGGTCTGGGGGAAAGGAAGGGAAAAGGGAAAGGAAAGGCGGGAAGGGAAAGGAGGGAAGAGGAAAGAACCGTTTGGAGTTGTGAAGAGTTGGGTGTTGAGGAGGAGGTGGAGAGAAAAGATTTGGTGAGGAGGAGGAGAGGTGGTAAGATGGAAGGCAGAAAGGTTTTTTAGGTATGGGAGATTTTTTGAAGGACAAGCGGGAAGAGCGATTTTGTGAGTATGTTGCGGCTGGTGGTCGGGACATAAACAATTCGTATCAGGCGGCGTTTAGGGACGACTGTGGTTTGGAGCAGTTGGATTGGCAGACTTGCGAGAAAGAGGTGAATGCGTTGGTGAAGAGGGAGGACGTGAAGGCGCGTATTGAGCAGATAAGGGCGACCATAAAAGGAGCAGGGAGATTGACGAAAGAGATGGCGGAGGCGATGTTTGAGGAGAAGTTTATGGAAGCGATGAAGAGTCGTGGGGCGAGCGAGAAGGACAATTTGAATATTGCGAGAACGCAGATGGCGTATTTTGAGGCGTTGAAGAAGAGCAAGGGTTGGGATAAGGAAGTTGGGAATGATGTGGTGAATATCACGATGAGTAGGGTATTTCCTGCTGGCTATGAAGCGAAGGTGGGCGAGGACAAGGCGGTGAAGATGGAGATTAAGTTGGGGAATGGGAAAGATGAGAGTGTGAGTGGAGTGAATGTGAGATTGGGAGAAAAGGCGTTGGAGGGGAGTCGTAGTCGTCGGAAGCGAGAGAGTGGAGCTGGGGACGATGATGAATGAGCTTGCGTTTTCTTAGCGGGTTGATAGTCTGTTAAGAAAAGAAATAAAAAGATAAGGAATGGCGCAGATAAAGGGCACATTTGTTTTTGATGCTGTTTGTGGGGCGTTTCTTGGGTATTGGAAGAATCCTGAGACAGGAGAGGAGCATAAAGGGACGTGGAGAACGTTGTGTTTTGAAGGGAGCACACGGTCGTCGAAGACGTATTCGATAGTTCAGTGTTTGGTGATGATAGCGTTGAATCCTGAGAAGTTTGGGTATGAGAAGAAGAAGGTGAATGTGAGATGTTTTCGATATACGTTAACGGATGCGAAGAAGAGTGTTTATGAGGACGTGAAGGAGGTCTGTGAAAGTTTTGGTTTGCCAGAAGGGTATGTTCACGTGAATGACACGACTGGGGTAGTGAAGTTTAAGAATGGGAGTGTGATAAGTTGCCACGCGACGAAGAACTTAGATGCGTTGCACTCATTGAAGCAGGACATTGCGTATTTGAATGAGGTGATGGAGATAAGTGCGGAGGCGTATAAGCAGATAGCGCAACGAACGAGTTGGAAGGTGTTGATGGACTGGAATCCGTCGAAGACGAAGTGGTGGGTATTTGACCAGCACTTAGATGAGATGCGGGACGATGTTTTTTATCACCATTCGACGTATAAGATGAATGTTGGGAATTTGGACGTTCATCAGATAGCTGACATTGAGAAGACGAATCCAGACAATCCTGAGAATGTGAAGAATGGGACGGCGGACGAGTGGCACTGGAAGGTTTATGGCTTGGGAGAGCGTTGCCAGTTGGAGGGAGCGATTATCCCTGCGAATAAGTGGAGTGTGATAAGAGACGAGGAATTCCCGTTGGTGAGCACGTGTATGGCGCACGGGCATGGCTTGGACTTTGGGTTTTCGCGAGATCCGACGGCGTTGGTGGAGTGTGCGATAAAGCAGAATACGTTGTATGTGAGGGAGCGAGTTTACGAGAAGAACCTTGATCCAAATACGTTAGCGAGCCTTGCGGGAGAGCGGAGCTTGGAGAAAATTATGAGGGACGAGTTGGGAATAACGGCGCGAGATGTTATTGTTGCGGACTCTGCGGCGAGTGGGGCGATTAGTGCGTTGACGAGGGTGGGCTTTACGATAATGCCGTGCTTTAAAAACAATTCAGGGAACGTGTTAAAGCAGGGGATTCATTTGATGAGAAAGATGAGATGGTGTGTATGTGAAAGCTCGACAAACATACAGAATGAATTGGAGAATTGGGTGTGGAAAAAAATTGGAGGCATACAGGTTGACGTTCCTGCGAGTGGTTGGGATCACGCGATGGACGCGATACGTTATTGGTTGTTTAACAATACGGACGATATGGGGAAGGCTGTGTATGGAGGAGGGAATGAGGAGATGGAGAACTTTGTAGGGGACGGTGCGTATAAGACGAGTGTTTCGTGTTATGATGCGCCAGAGTGGTAATTTTTTTTAAGAGGAAAAAACGATGAGAGATGAGGAAGAAGATTATGAGGGAGTGGCGGACGAGAAGCGTCTGAAAGAAATGGGAGCGGCGTATTGTCGCGTGTTTAGTGGAGCGGACGGCGAGGCTGTCTTGAAAGATTTAATGGAGGCTTGTCTGGACGGCGCGGAGGTGTGTGTGCCGACGAAGCGGGACGGGAGTGTAGATGCGTTGTATTTGGCGTATAGCAATGGACGACAGGCTATTGGAGCGCACGTTCGTAATCGAATGGCGCGAGGGAAGGAATAAGACTTTTTTTTGTTTAACACATAACGATAAGGAAGAAGAGATATGGAAGAAAATAATGAAGGTGTGGTTTCTTCGGGCAACGAAGGAGCGATGAACAACGGGGCGTCTCCTGTGCAAGGGAGTGCTATGGAAACGCCCGTAATGGGGGTTGGAATGCCCGTAGGCGCGTCGGAGGCGACGAGTGCGAGTGTTTCCCCGTCTGATTGGCGAAGTGCGCTTGCGGAGGATTTGCGAGATAATCCTGTGTTGCAGAAATACACGACGGAGGACAGTGCGTTGCGAGGGTTGGTGAGTGCGCAAGCGATGATTGGTCGCAAGGGCTTGGCATATCCCGGGGCTACGGCTACGCCAGAGGCGTTGGCGGAATATCGTGCGGCGCGACGCGGGAATGTTCGCACGCCACAGGATTATCCGAAAGGAGATGCGCAGGAGTTAGCGTCGCTTGGGTTTGATGAGGAAACGATGACGGGCTTGCGTCAACGTGCGTTTGATGCGGGCTTTGATGAAGATGCGTATAATGCGATGTTGGGCACGATGGTTGAAGGCGCGAAAATTGAGCGTGCGGAACGTGCGGAAGCGTCGAATGCGATTGTCAATAAGCTTGTGAGAGAATGGGGCGAGGACAATTTTGGAGCGCGAATGCAAGCGAGTGCGAATTTTCTGAAAGGGTATGATGGCTTGTTTGAGGCGGTGGACGAATCGGGCTTGGGGGCGAATGAAACGTTTGTTCGTTTTGTTGACGATGTGGTTCGTCGCTTGTCGGGCGAAGGGAATTTGCCTGCGGGAAATGTTCGTTCTGTTGCTGATCCGAGGGAGAATTTGAGTGCGTTGCAAAAGAGTGGCGTGTTTCAAGAGTTCCAGAGTCCGCGACGCGATGCGGCGCAAAAGATGTATGTTGACAACATTGCGAAGTTAGCGGCGAAAGCGGCACGGCAAGGTGGGCGGTTGGAGCTTTAATGGTTGATTGATTGTTGTAAAAAGAGCCTCGGTGTTGTGGAAAAACGACGCTGGGGCGAATTATGTGCTAAACAGAATGCTGAAAAGTATTCTGTTTTTTATTTTTATTGTTGGCAGTTGAAGACGGGAGAAGCCGAAAAGCGAAGCAGACACGTTGAGAAAAGTTTCTCTTCCCTGTGAAAGCTGAAAGACGAAAGCCCCTGCGAGGAGCGGGATACGCAAGCCGTTGGAAGCGAGAAGAAACAAACACATAACAAACAAAAAAACTTGGAGAAGAAAATATTATGGCACAAATTTTTTATGATACGCCGTATGCGAATTATGGTGTGGCTTATTCGGAAGCGATTCTTGCGTTGGCTGGCGGGTATGAAAGCAAAGACTTGTCTGCTTTTGCTTTGAATTGCGAACCGAGCTACGGGAACGCTGAAAAATCGAAAGGCGCGACGACTTATGTTGATGGAGAGAAATCTGTTGCGATTGACCGCGAGTGGAAACCGACGCCAGATGAAGCTCAAAAGATTGAAACTTTTAAGAAAAATCCGACGAAGGAAAACTTTGAAGCTATCTACAACGATCCCGTCTATGCGTTTTATCAACGTCAACGGACGAAATTCACGCCTTCGACGTTGGAAGTTTCGGTAATGTTCAATGATGAAGCTGACTTTTTTGCACGCACGGCGCAACGCACGGGCGATGTGAAAACGGCGGCGAATACGTTGATGCATAACACGAATCGTGAATTTGTTAATGCACTTCGTGCTGAAAAGGTTCTTCGTCAACAAACTGATGGGTATGGTCAAACGACGGACAATGACACGGCGGACACGTTGCCTGACATTTGCAAAACGACGATTGACACGGACACGTATTTGACGGTGGATCACCTGTTGGAAATTGCTGGAAAGATTGACGAAATTGAAGGTTGGGACGGGATTCGTCTTGCGCTTATCAATACGCGTATGAAAACGAACTTCCTGCGAAACAACTTGGACACGATTGCGAACTCTCTGTTTGTTCCAGGGAATGATGTTATCCGTGCGCGTAAGTTTGAAGGGTATGCAGGCTTTGCGTTTATGACTTCGACGTATGTTCGTCCTGATGAAATTTTGATTTTTGAGCCGAACAAAACGATTGGTAAGGTTCACTGGTTTGACCGCGTTAAAGGTGGGTCGAGCCGTGGAACGAAATGGCAACAAGAATTGCTTTATCAACGTGTTCTCTCGTTCAAACGCTTGGACGATATGCGTTTCCATTATGTGAAATTCTCTGCCTTGCAAGCAGAAGGCGACGCTTACAAGGCGGGAGCTACTACTGGTTCTGTCATTTATTCCTAATAAGTGAGCGATTAGGTAGGGAAAAGTGCAATAAGAGGTAAAAACGGCGGTTGGGCAGAGGGCAACTTTTGCCCGACCGCTTATTTTTTTTAAACAATTTAAACACAGGAGAATTTAAAAATGAGCTGGGCAAGCAAAGCGTGGAAGAAAGCGACAAAGGCTGTCAAGAAGGTCGGTAGGGAAATTGGGCGAGTTGGTAATCAAGTTGTTGATGAGGTTGCGCGAGCTGGCGAAAGCGTTGGCGGTGCGATTGGCGACGCGTGGAACGATACGGTTAAGACGGTGGAAAAGGCTGGAAAAGACGCGTGGAATGAAACGGAGCGTTTCGGAAAAAAGACTGGCGTTAGCAAGGCGTTAGACCGAGTGGCGGGAGCGTATATTGGTGCGACGGTTGGTAGCTTTATGGGGAATCCTATGGGCGGAGCTGTTCGCGGCTGGCGCAATACGGCGTCTGGTGCGGTGAAAGGGAGCATTGGCGAGCAATTAGAGGACTACGGAAAAGACGCGCTGAATACGGCGTCGTCGACTCTGACGGGTGTTGCCGCTGGTGCGAAGCTTGGTTCATTGACAGGAACGCCATTCGGAACTGCGGTTGGCGCGATTGTTGGCGGTGCGATTGGGAATGCGTATGCCGTTGGAACGCAAGAGTATGGAGAGCACGAAGCGCGAGAGGAAGCCCGCGAGACGGAGAAAGCGAACGAAGAGGCGGCGGCGAAGCAGGCGCAATTGGACGCGGCGAATGAGCAGATGTCGCAATTGGCGCAAGCTGGCAACGTTGAAGTGGCGCAGAATGCTTACACGAATGCGTATAATCGCTACGGCAAATATCGTCCGCAGGACTATTACTATTGGTAATAGTCTGACGCGTTATGGGAAAGACACGGAGGTATAACGATGAAGGCTACGACACGGATTTGTGGCAAGGTTGCTTTGACTGCAAGCATTGCCCTATTGGGGCTTATTGCGATGACAGGTTGCACGACCGATCCTGCGACGGGCGAGACGACGTTTGCTCCGCTCGAAGCGTTAAAAGGCGCGGCAGAAACAGTCGCAAACATTCCCGACGAGACAAAGGCAAACGCGCTTGAAGGTTTGGCGATGTTGCTTGGAGCGACAGGGATTGGCGCGTGCGCCGTTCCTGCGTTGAAGGCTGGCTCGAATTATTTCAAAAATAAATCGAAGAAGAAAAAAGCTGAGGCGGAAGCGGAGGAAAGTTCTGACGCGGGAGGCGGAGGCGATGCCTGACGAGCCTAACATTTACGCGCTGGCAACGGACGTTCGCCACTTGGCGGAAGCTGTGGACGAAATGTCAACGAAAGCCGACGCGCGTTGGGAAACGCAACAGAAGATTTTAGCGGAAATTGCGAACAACAAAAGCGAGATGAAGCACTTGATGCGTCGTCTTGGAAGCGTTGAGGAAACGGTTGATTCACTGAATGCTTGGCGTTGGAAGACGGTTGGCGTTGTGGGTGTGGTCGTTCTTTTGGTGGAAGTGATAATGAAGGTGTAATGCGAGACAATTAAACATTGACAAAGTAATAATCTGAAAAAGAATAAAGGCATACACGAATGAAAATTGTCTATTACTACTTCGGAAACACTTTCAAACGCATTGCCTATATCAACGCTTGGCGGAGACGGAATGAAAAAGCCTCCCGCCAAGCGGTTTTTATACAGGCAGATCCGTGGAAACGGGATTCACGTGCGCGAATGTTAGGGCTTGTATTTTTGCACGATGGCGATGAGCGAGCGTTGAAGGAATACGAGTGGTATAAGAAATTAGGCTTGCCAGAGGAGAATGCGAAAGAGCTATGGGCGGAAGACGAGATAGCTCGGACGAAGGGCGAGGTTGGGAAGAAGGAAGCGGACTCGATTGAAGATGCGCCGATAGCGATTGAGCCGATATTGACGCGGCGCGGAGCGAAGCGGAAGGGGAAGAAATAGAAAATGTTTGAAGCGAATACGTTAGTAGATATTGCGAATGCGGCGTTGAGTGCCTGTGGTTCGCGTTCGATTGAGAAGTTAGAGGACGCGAATGACGAGCGTTCTATGCAGGTTTCGTTTTTATTGCGGCAAGCGATATTGGACATTGAGGGAGCGGCGGCGAGACCGTGGAAGGAATTGCTAACGGTTCAGAAGTTGGTGTTAAAAGAGCCAGAGCCAGTGGTGGGCGAATGGTGTTATAACTGCCCGACGGATTCATTGGCGGTGGTAGCGTTGGCGGGCAAGGACGGTTGGAGAGAGCGCGGGTTTAGAGAGGAAGGCGGAATGCTTTACACGCGTATTCTGATGACGCATTGCAAATTTATACGACGGAGTTTTACGCCGTCTGAGTGGTCTCACGATTTACGAGGCTGTGTTATATCTCTTTTGACTGCGCGTTTGTATGGCGTGGTGAGTAAAAGCCCAGACAAGTCTTTCCAGATGGAGCAGGGTTTTTGGGCGAACGAGTTCTTACGGCGGATTGAAAACAAGATTGTGGCGGCGGACAGTTCTGACGAAGAAACGCCTTCACACTATAACGACGGAAGGAGCGTGGCGTTCTAATGGCGACGGTTATCAGTGGAGTCACGAGTGGGACGTTGAGTGGAACGTCGAGCAGTGGGAGTAGCGCATATTGGAATTTGAGCTATAATCCTAATGCGTCGCTTGGCACGACGTATTCTTATGGGACGACGAGTAGTGCGACGACGGGCGGGAGTTCGTCGGGAGTAAATTGGTCGTATGTGGGTGCAGGGTTAAACGCAGTTGGCGGCACGGTTGGGGTTGTGGCGACGCTGTATAGCGCGAAACAACAGGCGCGGTTGTATAAACAACAGGCGGAGCAGGTGTTGAATGACGCGGAATGGCAGACGCAGTTTAACGAATTTAATAATATGCTGACGCAGGAGGCGTATGCGGTAGAGCGTCGGAATTTGCAAACGGAGCAGGAAGAGCATTTGGCGGGAATGCACGTTGGGTTTGCGTCGGAAGGCGTAGAGATGACGGGCAGTGCGCGTTTGGTGATGGCGAAGCAGGCTGAAAAGAACGCGGAGGAATTGCAGACGATGGATAAGAATGCGTTGCTTTCCGCCTATCAGACGCAACTCAATTCTACGGCGACGTTGATAAATGCGGAATACGAAGCGAAGATGTTGCGGATACGTGCGAAATACGCGAAGAAGGCGGGCTACTTGAATGCGTTTGCGCAAGGCTTTAATACGCTGGCGAGCAGTGCGTCGATGATAGGAATGGGGAAATAAGAAGGGCTGAAAAAGAATGGACGCGAAACTGAATACACAGAATAGAGTTTCTCCGACGAAGGGGATAAACATTCCAGACTTTACGCGGGGTCGGGACGCGGCGTATGCGGCGCACCGAGAAGGCATTGCTGATTTGGCGCGGGCGTATTCAAACGTTGGTGCGGCGATACAGTATAGCGGGAAGGTGCTGTATGAGTATGACCAAGCGAATGTGACGAAGCAGTATGCGGCGGACGAGGCGATTTTAAAGACGAAGTATGCGGAGCAGTATGCGGCGTTGTCGGACAGAATTTCCAAGCAGGCGTTTAGTTCGAGTGCGGAAATGAAGGCGGCGTTTGAGGCTGGGGCGCAGGAGATTGATGAGCGCATTGCGGACGGGATACAGAACGGGTTTAATAACTCGGACGGGACGGTGTTTCGGTTTCGGAATGCAGATAGATTTGAAGAGCCGTTGCGCCAGTTGGGTGAGATTCAACGCGCGACGGCGATGAATACTGCGGTTGACAAATGGATTGTTGAGGAAGACCACAGGACACAGCAGGCGTTTGATACGCAGATGAGCACGGCGGTTTTGTTAAGCGACAGAGACGGTGTTCAGAAGGTGTATGAGCAGATGTGTAATTTTTATCCTGCGCGGAAAGAGCTTTACGCGGCGAAGCGGGATTATGCGTTGGCGAGCATTGCGAACAAGACGGCGGCGGCGGTTCGGGATACGTCTTTGAAGTTGGAGACGAATGCGGCGAAAATGCAATTGGATTATGCGGTTGAAGCTGGTGATCCTGATATTGCGGACGCGGCGTTAAACCGATTGATTGAGCTTAAAGCGGTTTCTCCTGAATACAAGGAGTGGAAAATGAAGAAAGAAGGTCTTGTCTATATGGGCAAGGTCGAGAGGGAAGCTGGAAAGATAAAGGACGACATTGCGTCGGCGAAAGCGAAATACGACAAGGCGGAAGAGGATTATAACAAAAAGGTTGCGGCGTTGGGCGCGGAAGAAGCGAAGGCGGTTATTGCGCTTGGCAAGGCGACGAACGATCCTAAGAAGTTCCGCGAGGGAATGGACGCCTTGGCAAAGAGCAAAGGCTGGTCTCAAAAGACGGCGGACTCCTACGTAGCGGCGTTTGAGGCGAAGGTGCGTGCGAAGCGCGACAAGGAGTTGTTGGAAGAAAGCGAGTCGGAAGCGGCGGAAGAAAAGAAAGCGGCGGAAAAGTTAGACGCGCACTTGAAGAAGTTAGACGCTGGTGTTGCGAGTGCGATTAGGAAGTTGGCGGAAACGAGTGGCGACGCGGAAACGTTTCGGTCGGGTTTGGATATTTTGGTCAAGAACGACCAGATGTCGGAGACGGAGGCGACGGTCTTGACTGCGGAGTTTGAGGCGCGGAAGAAAGCGAGCCGTGCGGCGGAAGAAAAGAAAGCGGCGGAAAAGTTGGACGCGCATTTGAAGAAGTTGGACGCTGGTGTTGCGAGTGCGATTAGGAAGTTAGCGGAAACGAGTGGGAATGCGGAGACGTTTCGGTCGGGCTTGGATATTCTGGTTAAGAACGACCAGATGTCGGAGGCGGAAGCGACGGTCTTGACGGCGGAGTTTGAGGCACGGAAGAAAGCGAGCCGTGCGGCGGAAGAAAAGAAAGCGGCGGAAAAGTTGGACGCGCATTTGAAGAAGTTGGACGCTGGTGTTGCGAGTGCGATTAGGAAGTTAGCGGAAACGAGTGGGAATGCGGAGACGTTTCGGTTGGGTTTGGATATTTTGGTCAAGAATGACCAGATGTCGGAGGCGGAAGCGACGGTCTTGACGGCGGAGTTTGAGGCACGGAAGAAAGCGAGCCGTGCGGCGGACGCTCACGAGGAGAAAAAGAAAGAGTTGGATTTAGAATTAGCGAATGCTACGGAGCTTGGCGACGAGGACAGAGTGCGGAGGTGTGTTGCCGACCGTTGTTTGTTTTTGGGCGAGAGCGAGGAGTTAGGGCAATTGCGCCTTGAACGGGCAAAGATTGATATTGCGAACGAGAAGGCGAAGGTGGCTCGCAAGCAGTTGTCGGAAGAAAAAGCGGCGAAGGCGAAAGACGAGAAAGAGAAAGCGCGAGCGGCGAAGGCGAAGGCGCGGGAAGAAGCGAAGTTGGCGGCGGAGCAAGCGAAGCGCGACAAGCAAGGACGGGATATTGAGGAACGTATTGCGAAGTTGACGAACGACACGGAGCTTTATGCCGATGTGCAGAAACGCAGGGTTGAAGCGGGAGAGATAGACGAGGACGACGCGAAGAATTTAAATAACTTGTTTTCGCTGACGATTGCGCAGAAGCAAATGCAGGCGGAAGGGCGGTTTCTGGTGAAGGACGCTCGGAAGCGTTTCCAGTTAAACCTTGCTACGGCGAAAGAGCTTGGTGACGAGCAGATGGCGCAAGACACCTACGATATGGCGGTCAGTTATAATCTGATGTCGCGGGAAACGGCGGCGGCGGGAATGGTGAATTTCCGTATTGAAAACCGCTCGGTGATACGTAGCACGAAGACGAAGCAGGCGAATACGATTGCGGGAGCGATGACGCGTAAAATGGAAGTGGACTTGCGTCGGACGATGCAGAGCGATGTGCGGAGGTTGTTTACGGGTGGAGACGTGGCGAAGGCGCAAGCCCTTGTCGGGATTGAGGAAAGCGCGGACGATATAAAGTATAGAAAAGAGCTGACGCGAGCGGAGTTTGAAGTGGAGTTTGATAAGTCTGCGCCGATGATGTTGGACGCGTATATAGAGCAGTTGGACGCTATTCCTAATCTTTCTGATGACGACAAAAACAAAAACATTTTGGCTTATCAGAATATGATTGAGCGTGTAAAAAAATCGACGTGGGCGCAGTTTGAAGCGCGATTGGAGCAGGAGGCGTTGGCAAATTCTGTTCGGTTTAAGAATGGAATAATTGATATGAAATATAACAAAGCGTCGATAGCGCAGTATTCGGCAGATCCTGTTTATAAGAATATCTCGATGGACGACACGTATGCGGACGCGGAGTATAAGTTTGCGCGGGACGAGATGGAGGCAACGCCTATGCAGAAGAAGGCGATACTTGCGGCGTATTTTGTGATTGGGCAAGCTGATCCTGACGCGCCAGACTTCCAGCAGAAGGTGCACAGAGCGTTGTCGGAATTGCGGCTGAGTGGTAATGGCGTGCGCCAGTTTGACTATGAGAAGGTGGTGGGCTTTGCGACGAACCTAATGGAAGGCAAGGCGAAGCATAAAATGGGAGCGACGGAGGCGAAGGTGTATTTGGATCACGTTTCTGCGAAGCTCGGTAAATACTTTGATGTTCCTAAAAAGAAGCGCACGAACGTGGCGGACGCTTGGCGGCATATAAACGAGAGCGAGATGTCGGGCGATGCTTGCGACAGGGTAAACAATTTAATCTTTCAAATGCCAGACTTGGTAAATGATTTGCCGACGGCGATGGCGATATTCGACAAGGCTGTGGAGCAAATTTACGTGGAAGACGAAGAAGAAAAAGCAAATATGCGGGCTGACGACGTGTTGAGTGGCAATTGGCTGGGCGGCACGGTGCGTGGCAAATAACAAACGGGAAGCATTTAACGATGAGCATTGAAACTGTTAAGAGCTACGACGAGCGTCTGAAAGCGGGCGTTAAGGGCGAAGAGGACGAGCGTGCGGAGGAAGCGACGGACGCGCTGAAAGATGTTGGTGGGGGCGTTTCTGTTTCGTCTGAGGGCGCGGCGGTGTTGGCTGGCGATGAGTTTACGCAGGCGGAAATGAATGCGTCTGTGCAGAGAGTCGCGCCAGAATGGAAGGCGGAGGTGTTCCCGCACACAGGCACGAGCACGGACGTGGACGTTGACGACGAGGTTCGCGACACGGAAAATGTTCACTGGCGCGTTGAAGGTGTGGCGTATGCGGATTGGTTTAAAGGGCAACGCGAGTATGAACGTAGAGCAAAGGCGGCGAAGGCGGCGGAAAATTTGCCTAAGGTTGTTGAGGCGATAAACAATGGCAGTCTTTCAATAGACGACGATGATGTTCAGAGGGCGGTAGTGCGCGAGTGGTTTCGGACGTTGCATTTAAATCCTGACGGGGTGGGCAACGACGAGGTGGTCTATCACGCATTTGGGACGAACAACAGAAAAGAAGCGGCGCAAAAGATTGTCGCTATTTATACGGACAGGAAGCGAGCGCGAGATTTGCAGAGCGAGGAATGGGAAGAGGCGCGTCGGGAAATGGAAGATGGCGACAGGGACGACGCGAACGCGTTGGTGAATAAGTATTGGCACGGGAACGACGAGAAGAAGTGGTCGGAGGAGTGGACAAAGGAGACGTTTGAGCGGACGCGCAAGCTTGCGTTGAACCGTGCGGACAAAGGGTATTTGTATTACGCGGATAATCCTAAGGTTGCGTTGGCGGCGTTTAAAGGTGCGGCGTTGATGAAGGAAGGCGTGGACGCTGAGGACTTGGGCGAGTATGCGTTTATGCGCGAGCTGACTGGGAACGAGCGTGCGAAGGCGTTATGGATGATGGGCGAATTGCGCAATGAGGAAAAGCACTGGCTATATTCGCTTGGCGGAAACTTTGTAGAGTTTGCGTTCAAACAGCCAGCTCGCGGGTTTAAATATATGTTCATTGGCGATAGCACTGCGACGACGATAGGACAACTTGCCGACAAGTATGGAGACTTGGAAGAGGCGATTAAGACAGGAAAGATGTCTGGGCGGGACGCGGCGTTGCTCGCGGGTGCGTTGGATATTTCCTTCGTGAAAGAAGGCGGAGGCGGAACGAACGAAGTCGGAACGTCGGATTATGTATTCAAGAGAGAGAGAGGAAAAAGGAAAAAAAGGAAGAAGAAAAAAACGCGGGCAGAAAGACTTCGTGGCGGAGGGTTTGACGCGCTTGCCAGAAATAGACAGAGAGGATATTGGGAGCTTGATTATAATCCTGATGCGTTTCTTGCGGCGGTAAAAGATACGGGAGCTTTGGAAGAACAGGACGAAGCGAGGTCGGACTGGGACGAGAGCAAGTGGGCGTATGACGCGGAGCAGGCAGGTCTTGGTAGCAAGGTGGGTAAGGAAGGATTTTTTGCGGGTTTGGGTGCGGGAGTAGGGCAGATAGTTGCGTCGTTGGCGAGTTTTGTTATAACGGCAGCAACGTTTGGTAGGGGCAGGGTGATTGGGAATGTTGTCACGGCGTCGGCAAGAATTGGCACAAAGATTAGCGCAAATGCGGCGAGGGCGGCGGCGAACGCTGGTATGTTTGCGCACTCTGCGTTTATGATGTTCGATCGGGAGTATGAAGAGCTTGTTTATGGCAAGGGCGTTCCTGCGGACGATGCTTTTCGTATGGCGGGTTTGTATGGCACGGCGGCGGGCGCGATTGAGTTTGGTGCGTTGAAGGGGCTGAGCAATATCACGGGTGCGTCGCGAGCGGTGGGCAAGGCGGTTCAGGTTGGCGCGAAGAAGATTGGAGCGTCGCAAGTGGCGCGGAATGCGGAGCTGTATGTGCAGGCAAATCAGAATACGGGGATTGTGTATGCGGCGAATTTGTTAAGCTCTAATCAGGCGGTGCGGTTGTTGTCGCGCGAGGTGGGTGCGTTTGGCGCGATGATGGCAGGAGAGAGCTTAGAAGAAGGTGCGCAAGCGGCGGTGCAACAGGTTATCCGCAATACGTATGACTACTATCAAGAAAACAATATTGCGTATTTTGATGATGACAGTGCGTTTGAAGCGATAGCGGATAACGTTGCGGGAATGTGGACTCCGAATGGATTGGGGCAAATGCTCCCGATGTATTTGTTGGGTATTGGCGGGCGCGTTTCAAATCGAGGAAAAAGCGGAAGCGGGACGGTAGATCCGAATGCGATGAATAGCGGCGGAGGGGCGGGAGTTCCTGCGCCGAGCGGAAATGCGCCGAGTGGCGGTGGGACGATTGTTCCGATTATCACGGCGGCGAATGTTGCCGAGGACGCAAAGGCGTATATGGAAGCGATGGAGGCGCGTCGGAAAGCTGGCGTGAGCAACGAGGCGTCGATGGCGTTTTCGTTGGAGTTAAAGCCAGAAGACAAGACGCGCTTGCAGACGCGCTATCAGTTGACGGGCGAGCAGATGTTGTTGCTCGAAAATGAAGCGTTGGCGAAGAAACGCGCGGAGCAAACGGCGAATGCGGCGACGGAAGCTGAGAATGAAGCGCGAGACCGTGCGGAAGCTGAGCAGGAGGAAGCACCGACGGAAGCCGAGATTGAAGGTGCGTTGGCGAATATTGAAGGCGAGCCTGCGCCTGCGCCAGAGGCAGAAGCGAAGCCAGTAGGAGACGGAGTTCCCGTGGCGACGGAAGGGGCTACGGAAGCGAAGCCTGCGTCGGCAAATGCAGAGACAGAGGCGAATACAGAAGCAGAGACAGACGAAACGCCTGCGACGGCGATGGCGGGGGCGGTCTTTATTGGCAATGACTTGCACGTGGTCGTTTCGCATAACGGCTCGACGCGTGGCTTTAAGGTCACGGACGCGCGGAATAAGTCAAAGGACGAAGTTATCTCATATATCAAAGGGCGCGTGAGTGCGATTTACACGCCTGAGATTGAGGACGTGATTGTCAACGCTTTGGACAACGGGCAAGGCGCGACACAGGCGACAGAGGGCGGGAAGGCAGAGCCGTTGCCGCCAGTTGAGAATGGCGGGAAGCCGAGTATTGAGGCGGTAGAGAAATTGCCCGAAGGCGTGAAATGGGACAATGGAGTCACCTTTGCGCAGAAGGGAACGAACAAGAAGAAAGGTTTCCGTTCGCGCACGGTATTTCACGGGCGCGATATGTATATAGGTTTCCGTGTTGGAAAAGAGCGGGAAAAGATTTTTGTAGTTAAGAATGCGTTTGGGCTTACGCCGAAGGAAGCGTTGGCGCAAATAGCGTTGGCGTATGGCGGGAAGTTGCCGAAGTCTGTAAAGAACGCGACGACGACAGCGATAAACAATGCGCACGCAGAAGCGAACGCAAACGGCACGACGGAAACGGAGGCAGGAACGGACAACACGTCTGCGCCAGAAGCGTCGCGTTTTGACACGCCAGCGGACGCACGGAAGCGCGGTTATCGAGAGGTTGAAGGCACGCGGTATGACCGACAAGAAAACATTGGCGGGGAATACGGGCGAGAAGCGGGCGTCAACTTTGGCGGGGAAAGTGGGCGCGTTTCTGCGCGGTATAAACTTATCGAAGCGGAAGAGGCACAGCCGTCGCACCTTGCGAATGGACAGCCGAATGACAGGTTCTTTTTGGGCGACGCACAGCCGAAAGACCGTCGAGGCGCGACGAGCCAAGACCAGTATGATAAAATTGCGAAGGATATACATCCTGAGGAAATTACGGGCGAAGGCGGAGCGTTTACGGGTGCGCCGATTGTCAATGAGCGCGGAGAGGTTATTCAGGGCAACGGGCGTATTGCGTCTTTGAAGGTGATGTATTTTGGGAATGCGTTTGGAGCGACGTTCCCAGAAAGTGCCGCGAAGTATAAAGAATATTTGAAAGCGAACGCGGAGCACTTTGGGCTGACGGCGGAGCAAGTCGAGAAGATGAAAAATCCTATCCTTGTTCGCGAGGTTGCGGTGAATGACGCGGAGGCGGTGCGCCTCGGTAATATGAAGGCGCAGGACACGGAAGCGGGCGGTAAGCAAAATATTGATGCACAGCAGGTGGCGGCGTTGATGCAGACGGAGGAGCTGAAAGAGTATGCGGAAATATTGACGGACGGCACGAATGACGAGGAGTCGTTTGGCTCGATGGTGCGTCGGAATGCGCGTTCTCTGTTGCAGATGTTGTTGGATAACAAGCGTATTTCGCCCGACCAGTTTAACTCTGCGTTTAATGCGCAAGGGAATCCTACGCCTGAGGCGGTGGCGGCGTTGAAAAACATTTTGGCGGAACGGTTTTTGGCGGACGCCCCGCAACGTTGCAGAGATATTTGGAACGGGGAAGACTTTCCTGACAAGGCGAAGAAGGCTATTGCGGAAACGTTTTGGCGGGATCTTAACTCGGACAAAAAGGATTCAATCCTTCAAGACTTATACGGCGCGATATTGATTTTGGGCGACACGTATTTGGCGAAGTATGACCAAGGCGGGCTTTACTCGAAGTTGAAAAAGACGGCGAGTTTGGACGAGGCGAAAAAAGTGATTATGAAATATCTGTTTAGCCAGACAGATATGTTGCAGAAGCAGACGCTTGCGGAAAAGTATAGCGCGGCGGCGTTTTATTGGGCGGCGGCATTTGAGGCGCAGGGGCAACGTGCGCTTGCGGCGAACTTGAATAACGTCTTTACGAGCATACAGGAAGGCGTTGCGGATATGTTTTTGGGCAAGAAGCCTGCGCAGACGAAAATCCAGACGTATAACGATATGGGTATTCCAGTGCAGGAAGGCGACAAAAACGCGAACGAAACGTATGCACGCGAGCATAAGTTGTTTAAGTATGATGTGCCACAGAAGAACACAAACCTTACGCCACAGAAGAAACGTTTACGGACGACGTTGATTAAGAATATGGCGAAGGCGTTGGGGTGCACGGTAAAGACGTTTAGCGGGCGGACGTTAGACGCGCTGGACGTTGCGAAGAAAGGAAGCAGGCTTTCGTTTATTGGGCAAGGCGGGGCGATGAAACTTGGTGGTGATGTGCGGCAGAACCTGCAAGTTGCGGAAGCGATGGAGCAAGGCGGGCTGTTTGATGCAAAAACCATTTGGCTCGCCACAGGTTGGGAGCGCGGGAACGACGGCAGGTGGCGGTATGAAGTGCCGCCTATGACGATTAAAAAAGGCGTGAAGCTTACTCTGACAGGCAAAACCAAATACACTGCAAAGCTTGGCGATATTGTGGACGCGCCCGAAATGTTTAAAGCCTATCCAAAACTAAAAGACCTTACTGTTGTTTTTGATGTATTGCCCAAAGGCACTAACGGCGGTATCAGTCCGAAAACGCTTGATATTGAAATAAACTGGATGCGTTATAACAACGACGGTTCGCAAGCAGGGTGGACGGTTAAAAACAGGGAACTAACGGATAAGGCAATAGTGTCGCTTACGCACGAAGTGCAACACGCAATTCAGTTTATGGAGGGCTTATCCATTGGCGGGAACGCTACTCTTGCGAGAGATTTTTACTATAATCACAAAGTGCGCGTTGCCACGGAGGAATTTAAGAAAAAGTATGAAGAACTGAACAAAAAGCAGGCGGCGGCGACGAGCGCAGAGGAGCGCAAAGCGATAGCACACGAAAAAATCATCCTTGCCCGTGCGCATCGTGACGAGCTTAAAAAAATTGAATCAGATGCAAAGAAGCTCAATTCCAGCCAGAAGTTTGAGGTTTATAAAAAACTGACTGGCGAGGTTGAGGCGCGGAATGCGCAAACACGGCTTGGGCTTACGGAGGAAGAGCGGAAGAACACGCCGCCGTCGGAGACGGAAGACGTTGCAAGGGACGAGCAATATGTTCGCGAGGAGGGCGACCAGACGGGGAAAATTTATGAGCGGCGTTATTCGCGCGAGTTAAAGAATCCCGACGGGACGGTGTTTGGGTGGTATGATCCTGTGAAGCGGGAGATTCACCTGAACGAGGATATGGTGGACTTTGACACGCCAGTGCACGAGTTTACGCACGCGTGGAGCGATATTGTTGAGCAGGAAGACAAGCGTTTGGCAGACCATATTGTTAGCCTTGTTCAGAATACGAAGGAGTATGCGGCGTTTGTCAAAGAGATGAACGAGAGCGAGGACTCGCCTTATCGAGGGCTGAGTGAACGGCAAATTGCGTGGGAAGTGTTCTCGCGTTTGACGGGCAAGAAGGGCGAGGAGATAGCGATGCAGGAAGGCTTGACGATGTTCTCGCGCCTGCGTGAAGCGATTAAGAAATTCTACGGCAAATTGTTGGCGACGTTTGGGCTGACGGACGAGCAGATAGCGGGCTTGACGTTGGACGAGTGTGTTGGAATGACGTTGCGGGACTTGACGGACTCGAAGTCGATGGGCGAGAAAGCGGCGTTTGCTCGAATGAATGCGGCGAACAAGAACGCGCCTAATCAGAAGAAGTTTGTGAACGACGAGGTGGACAGACTTGCTGGGGAGAATGAGATAAGCGACAGCGAGTGGAAGAAGAAGGTGCGTGCCGCGTCGATAGCGGTAGCGGCGGCGTTGGTAAAGCGAGGCAAGGTGAGTGCGGACGAGGTGGACTATGAGTTAGTGCAGAAGGCTTTGCCGTATGAATCGAGCGATGTTTTGTATGCGGTGATGAAGTTGGCGCAGACGTATGCGCACGTTGTCTTGGCGGCGCAGTTGCAATACAAGGACAATGCGTCTTTGTTTAAAGCGATTGGGCAAGCGCGGGAAGCGTTGTTTGCGCAGAAGTTGCAAGAAGGCATTTTGAAGAATGCGCAAATTAGTCCAGATATGTTGGCGGACGCGCAGGTTTGGCTGGCGAAGTTTAACACGTTGCGGAAAACTGGGCGCAACTCGCGATTGGACGGCTACAAGGTGGGCGAGTTGGAAGGGCTTTTGAAGAAGTCGATTATCGGCGAGATGCTGAACAAGTTTGCGAAGACGGTTCTGACGGAAGATATTGTCAGTGCGGTTTCTGCGAATGCGCCAGCGTGGGCACAGCCGTCGGATATTTTGAACGCGACGCGGGCGACGTTGTATAGCGCGTTTCGGTTTGCGGCGCGGACGATGGTTTATAGTGCGTCGCGTGAGCGTGCGTTGGCGTTGGTGAATGCGATTTACGATGCGGACTCGATGGAGGCGGTGCTGAAAGCGGCAAATAAAGCGGAGCTATTTATCCGTGCGAAAGGCATTGAGATGAAGGGCGACAAGCTGATGGACGCGATTGGGAAGACGTTGGATAGCTCGGTGAAAAAGACGGGCGAAAAGATGGCACCTCAATATCAACGCAAGTTTAGTGCGGACTTTATCACGACGTTAAAGACGGCACGGGATATTTTTAAGCGTTTGTATAAGGCGACAAAGACGAAAGACGTGGTTGCGTCTGAGCAAATTCTGATGGAGATTGCCGAGGAGATATTGGACTTGCGGACGCAAGCGACGCGAACGGATTTGAATAACGAACAACTCGAACAAATTATTGCGAAGTTGGCGGCGTATAATTGGTTTAAGGGATTTGATCCGCAGAACTTGTCGCGCTTGGAAGAAATTTATTCGACGATTGCGAAGGAGATTGAAGGAGACTTTGAGACGAAGAAAGCGCAACGCAAGGCGTTTAAGCAGGCGGCAGAAGCGGACGCGATGAAGCTGAACGAAGCGATTAAGGCGAATCCTGCGAAGAATGTAAACATTGACGGAGGCGGAAAGGTTGAGAAGCTGAAAGGGCTGGCTCTGTTTCATCAAAATTTTGAGCAGATGTTTGAGCACATTGTCCGCTTTGCGAAAGGCGAGAGCGGCAAGTGGGCGAAGGCTTGGGTAAGGAATTTAAATAAACAGGAAGCCCTTGCTCGGAATGATAAAGCGAAGGCGGTCAAGGCGCGAATGAATGCGGTTGACAACGCTTTGGAGGCGATGGGCATTCCGAAGAAAAAGCAGAAAGAGTTTGCGAAAAAGATAGAAACGCCACGGGAAGACTTGGCTCGGTTCTCGCGGACGGGAAGCAAGCTGACGATTGATCAGGTGCTGAATTTGTATTTGGCATTGAGGCAGGACGATATTGGCGGACGCTTGTTGAGAATGACGGGCGAGGACAGAAACCGTTTGTTTAATCTGCAAGGCGACGCTGGCGAGAATGCACGTCAACTTTGGGAGCAGGTGCAGAAGTTGCCAGAGATGGAGAAGTTCTTGCGCGACGGCGAGGCGAATGGCACGGGCGTTGACTTGGTAAAAGTGGGCGATTTGCTTTGTCAGAACTTCAAAGAGAATGCGGCGCGGTTTAATGCGGCGTGCAAAGAGTTCTTTGGCGTTGATGGAATGGTGAGCGAAAGCGATGACTACTTCCCAGTGGTCAGAGACAGACAAAAGGGAATGGTGATTACGTCGAATATGGTGGGTTCGTCGATTATCCCGTCTGCGGCGTTTGCGCGTATTCCGAATAATAATCCTATTTCAGAAGTGCAAGGTGCGTTTGGTTTGTTCTTGGACACGATGGACAAGGTGGAGCACTTCAACGCTTATCATAAGTTGTCGCAGTATTTCTCGGTCTTGTTCAATAACGGAACGATGTCGCGGACGATGAACGACAAGCTTGGCTCGAAGTATAAGACTGCGCTTGTCCGTGCGGTTTCTGACGTAGTGAACGGGCGGTTCTCGGCAGAAGATGGCGGTTGGGTTAGCGATGTGTTTAACTTTGTTGTCAATGCGACGAGTGTGCTGATGATTGGGTTTAATCCGTCTGCGATGTTGATGCAGGGTTCTGGCACGTCAAACTGGCTTTATCGGCACACGCTCTCGGAAGTTGGGAAGTCGGCTTGGCTGTGGACGAATCCAGTGGAGCAATGGCGCAATTTGGAAGAAATACGCAAGCACGTGCTGATGTCTGAGCGGTATTCACCTGCGCAGAAAGAGGCGATGGAGGTGTTTACGAAAAAGCCTAAACTGCGTCGGAAGGCGTTTAATCGGTGGGCGATGGCGATGCTGAAAGGCGGGGACTTTGTCGCGTCGGTTGTGCTTGGCGTGGGTATTTATGCGCAAATGAAAGAGCAGTTGTTGCGCGAGATAAATCCAAAGACGGGCAAGGTTTACACGTATGAAGAAGCGGCGGACGCGGCGGGAGCGTTGTGGTTTGACGAAGTAGAGAAATTACAACAAGCGAGCAATACGGCGAATTTGACCTCGGCGCAACGGCGCGGTGGTGCGTATGTGCGTCCGTTCCTGCAATTTAAGTCTGCGGTTATTCAGATGTGGGGCAATGAAGTGCAGGCGGCGTTGGCGTTTGCGGCGAATAGAAATTGGGACAATGCGAAACGGCTCGGTCGTGCGATGTTTGTCAATCACGTTTACGCGGCGACGTGGGCTTGGGTTATCGAAAATATCTTGCAAACGATATTTGGCGACGACGATGACGACGAGGATTTGTGGAGCATTAAAGAATTGTTGGGGTATATGTTGCTTGGGCAATTCTCAGGTGTGCCGATATTGGGAGACTTTGCGGCGAATATTGCGATGGGCGAATATACGCGGGCAACGCAGTCGCCAGTGTTTTCGGGAGGCGACCGCATTATCCGTGGCACGGCAAAGCTTATTAGCAATATCAATAAAGCGGCGGAAGGCGAGGACGACTTTGACGTTGAAGACAACTTAAAGCTTGTTGTGAAGACGGCGGGTGGCTCGGCAGGAAACTACGCGGTGAAAATCGTCAATAAGATTGAAGACGACGATGACGAATAAGAGCGCGGGGCGAAAAGTGGGCTAAACAAAAAGTATAGAAACGAGAAAAAAACTTTTAAAAAAATAGATAGGAGACGATAAGGCAATGGCAGTTGAAAATTATGTTCCCTATAAAGGGGTTTTTGATGAAGAAAGCGCGTCGATTACGGCGACGGTGGAATGGTTTAGAGACACGAGCGAGCTTGTGTTTCTGTGGGTTTTCCCTGATGGCACGGGCGTTGAACAGGATTATGCGACGGCACTGGAAGCGGCAAATGTTTCCGTGAGCGACACGTCTATTACGGTAAACAAATTAGTCGGTGCGAGTGAAGACTTTGCGCAATGTGTATATATTTATAGAAAATCTTTGGCGACGATTGAAGCGGAGGCGAAGACGAGCGGGCGCGTTCCAGTGGAAGCGATTGTGCAGGAATTGGAAGAGCACTATCGACGCTTGGACGACGCGGCGGTGGAAACGTCGAAGGCGATTAAAGTGCCTGAATGGGACGGCGACACGTATTTGCCGTCGAAAGATGTTCGTGCGGGGCACGTGGTAGGCTTTGACGCGGACGGCAAGCCAGCGATTGGGCGCAACGTGAAAGACGTTGACGAGCTTTTTAAAGTAAAAGAAGACGCGCAAGCGAGCGCGGACGCGGCAGAAGCGAGCGCGAAGGCGAGCGCGGAAAGCGCGGAAGAAGCGAAACAAGCGGCGACGACGGCGGCGGAAGAAGCGGCTGAGAAGGCGACGACGGAAGTCAAAGACGAATTAAAGGGCTACGTTGCCGACGGAAAGGCGAGCGCGGAAGAAGCAAAGGCGAGCGAAAAAAAGGCGTTGAGTTATGCGGCGAGCGCGAGCAGTTATGCAAACAAGGCGGAAGCGAGCGCGGTGAGCGCGGCAGGCTCTGCGACGGAAGCGCAAAAATGGGCAGACGAAAGCGAGGCTTATTATGACAAAACCGTTGAAGAAGCCGACAGCATTAAAGAGGATTTGAATGCAAAGATTGAGGCTGAGACGGCACGTGCGACGGCGGCAGAAGATTTGCTTGCGCCGAAGGCAAGCCCGACACTGACAGGCACGACGACAGCGGCGACGATTAAAGCGACGACACTCAACCTGACGGGCGGAGCGACGATGAATACGTTGACGGCGACAGGTGCGGCGTTTGTTGGCGGAGACTTGACGGGCGGAAAGGACGCTGATTTTTCGGGAACGGTCACTGCAAAGTATTTGATGATTACTTCCAATACTCCCGCTCTCCCGTCGATTGATGCCGCAGGGAAAATCGGAACAAGCGCAGGTTTCTCTACGACGGACGAAGCGGAAAACCTTTATGCAGGCACGTCCGATTTTTACGGAGACACGGCTGTTCACGATAGCACGTTCACGGTCACGAACACGACTAACGGGGACTTGTTCAAAGTTGGGGATACGGGCGTTTCTGTTCTGACGTTCCTTAAATCCGACGGCACGACGACAAACACCTTGTCGGACTTGGACGCGCAGGTAGACACGAATACGGCGGACATTGCGAAGAAGGGCGGTTATCTTGCGGGAGCGTATTCAAAGAATACAGCGGCGGTCGTTTTGTATGACGCTTATAAAACGCCGACGAGCGATATGAAACAGCTCTCGACGGTGAGCTTGCGTGCGGCAAGTTCGAGCAACGCAGGCGTGATGACGGCGACGATGTATGACAATTTGACGAATGCGACGACAAACATTGCCACGTTGCAGACGGAACAGACGGCGCAAGCAGACAGCATTGGCGAGCTTACGACGAAGGTGAGTTCTTTGGAAAGCACGTTGACAAGCGCGATGCATTACAAAGGAAGCGTTGCCTCGCAGTCTGATTTGCCGACGGAAGGAAACACGGTTGGAGATTTTTGGAACGTGACCGACACGGGCGCGAATTACGCTTGGGACGGTGAGGCTTGGGACACAGTTGCGGGAATGGCAACGGTCTCGACGGCGACGGTTGACGCGGCGGGCGTAGTCAAGCTCGGAACGGCAACGGCATTGACGGTGAGTAATGCTGGCGTTGTCGGCTTGACAAGCGGCGGACAGCTGATGGCGAGAGGTGCGTCGGATAGCAAATATGGCACGGTCAAGTTGAACGATGTTGTGAAGGCGACGAAGTGGCGCGGCGATGGCACGGAATGGTTTGCGTTTGACGAGGGAAACCGCGTGCTGAATATGCGGCGCAACTCTATTCACGGGATTTCACAGCTGACGTGGGACGGGGGCACAGTGATTACGTTCCCAGAAACGAGCGGCACATTTGCGCTGACAAGCGACATTGACACGGCGAAAACGGAATTGACGACGCAGGTGGAAGCAAACACGACGGCGATTGAGACAAACGCGACGGCGATTACGGTTGAGAAAAATCGAGCGACGGCGGCGGAAAGTGTTTTGGACAAGCGCGTTGAAGTCTTGGAGATCGGCGGAGGAAGTGGCGGAAGTGGAAGTTCTTGTATAAGAATTGGGACAACGGAATTTCTCGGTGTTTTTTGTGCGTTTTGCACAGATGAGCAAGACGCTGACGGAAACCATATTTTTACTTCGACAATTAACGGGAGCGCGGACTTGTTCTCGTCTGTTTGCCTTTCCCCCATTCCCACGTTTTTTAATAGCTACTGTGGCTTTTGCTTTGAGACCATAACTTCCGCAATAGGAATGTTTTGGACAAAAGAAAAAGGCACTACCACCGAATCTTCCACCGAGGCTTTGAATACTATTTATATCGCGCAGAGCGACGGAAAGGGCGATGCGATTGTCCGTGCAGATTATATGTTCTTCAATTCTTCTGTGCCTAATTTTATTTGGGCTTACAAAACGAATGAGAATGTGTTCCCTGTCGTAGAGAGCGCGGCGTATATGTTTTATAACGCCGTCAATGTTGAGAACTTCGCAGGTTGGACTGGTTCTTCAACGGTTGCGTTTGGTGCGTTGACGAACGGCACTGCAATGTTTAAGGACGCGAACACGGATTCGTCTTATTATCCAGCTCTTACTAACCACACATTTTCGCTTAATCTGAAAAAATCAACCGTTGCTTTTAGCAACTTGGTATATGCGGGGGAAATGTTTAGTGGCGCGGACATTGATTCACTCGGTCTAAGCGAGGAGAACACTGCGGCGTTTAGCAAAGTGCGTGAAGGCGGTAGAATGTTCTATAATACAACGTTGCTAAACCAGCTTGTGTATGCCGAAACAGATAGTCCGAAGGCTGTGTTTGATTCTGCCTTTGGCGAATTAGAGCAAGGCACGGAGATGTTCTACAACTCGAATATTCAAAAGCTCAACTTAAAGCAGAATAGCGTTTCGTTTAGCAAGTTGCGAAACGGCGAGGGTATGTTTAAAGGGTGTAGATCTTTTTACGGAGCGCAGGAGATTGAGATGTTGGTGAACAACCTACCGACGACGAGTAGAGCGACGATAACGTTGCCTCCGCAAAGCTCGGTCATTTGGGACGACACGACAGTGGACAAGTCGAGTTCAACCTACGGTCGATTTGAAACCTACGGCGGAATTGGGGAAACGCCGGGCACTCCGCTCAACTGGGAAACGATTAAATCGACGTTGAGTGCTAAGGGCTGGACGGCAGAGCGTTAATAGTAGTAGCGCGTGAGGGGAACTCCGACGAAGGCACAGATGATAAACAAGGCGATGGCACTACCGAAGTATATCCAGCGGCGTTTGAGTGGAGCTTTGTTTGTGTAGTCGAGCGTTTTCCATAAAAGGTAATAAGCACACGCATTTCCAGAGAACACGAAAACTCCGACGACAAAGAGGCAGAATTGTCCGATGGGCGAAAGAGAAGAAGCAAGAAACAAACTCATACGAATTATGAAACAAACGAAGAACGAAAAGGGCAAGGCGGAAAGACGTAAGGGCGTGATGATTGACGGGCGCGAATGGGTTCGGCGATATGACGCGGCGGTTTCTGCGCAGGCGAATATGCAGGCGATGTGGGACGATTGTCGTCGCTACATTATGCCGCAGGAAAGTTATTATACGGGCGTTCCCGTGATGGGCGTTGAAGGAAAGCCTAAGGCATATCCTGTGGACGCGACGGCGATTTCACTTTGGGAAAAGATGGCGAGTGGCTTGCACTCTGCGACGGTGAGTTATGGGGACAGATGGTTTTCTCTGTTGCCTGTGAACGCAGACCGTCAAACGTCGGCTTGGTGCGTGGACTATGCTGTGCCTGTGGTAATGCAGATTATGCAGAACTCAAACTTTCTTTCTGCGATGTCTGACTTTATCCGCTACGAATGTTGTTATGGCACGGGCGTTGTCTATTGCGAGGAGACGGAGGACGGCGTGGCGTATAGAAACTTGCCGATTATCAACAATGTCTTTGTCGAGAATGATGCGCACGGCGATGTTTCTGTGGTTTATGTCGGGTATTCTTGGACGGCTCGGCAAGCGGTAATGTATTTTGGCGAGGAGCACGTTAGCCCAGAAGTGCGCTCGGCTTTTCGGACGGACTCGCAGAGCGGAATGAACGCGCAGAAGTTTTCGTTTATCTGTGCAACTTATCCTAAGAAAGCGTTTGGCGAGGAATACGATCCGTCTGCGCGGGAAACGGACGAGCGGTCGTTCCCGTTTGGGCAAATCTTTATCGAGAAGGACACGGGCTTTATCAACCGTATAAAAGGTTTCCGCGAATTTCCGTATGCGGTTTGTCCGTTTATGTTGGCGGGCGACGAAGTTTATGGACGTTCGATTCCGATGTTGGCGATGCCAGCGATTAAGAGTTTGAACCGTGCGACGGGGCTTTTGATGGAAGCGTCGGAGATGGCAATTCATCCGCCGATTGGCGTGCCAGCGAGCTTTCCAAAGTTGGACTTGCGCCCGGGCAAAATGACGCGCGTTCAAATGCAAGCCCCTAATCAGATTTGGACTTATTCGACGAATGCAAATATTCCTGTGGGCGATAACTTGGTGGCGCGGATTACAGAAACTCTGCGGACGTTGTTTAAAGAAGATTTCTTTATGGCGATAAGCAAGCGTGGCGAGATGACAGCGGCGGAAGTTGAGGAGCGCGTGCGACAGGCGAGCGAATTTATTTCGCCGATTGTTTTAAACTTACAGCACTACGCCTTTAAGCCGTTGGTTATGCGGACGTTGGCGATTGCGGAGCGTCGCGGGTGGGTGCCTAAACGTCCAGAAGGTGCGTCGGATATTAAAATTGTTTTCTCTTCACGGATTGATAGTCTGGTAAGACAAGCTTATACGAATAAGGTGATGACGTTTTTGAATCAGGCGAGCAGTGTTGGCGGGGCGATGAATGTCAATCCTGACTTACAGCACGTATTGAATACGGACAAAATCTACGATGACTTTTGCGACGCGATGGGCTTGTCGCCGAGCATTATGAAGAGTGCGCGTGAGCGTGCGGAAAGCAGACAAGCGGCGGCGCAAGCGGCGGCGGCGGCACAGCAAGCGGAATTGCAAGCACAGCAGTTGGCGCGGACGGACTTGTCGAAGAACGTTGAACCAGACAGCGTGTTGGCGCGTCGAGGAGGAATGTAAAAATGGCGACAGCAAAGACGCGATTTGTTAAGACGAATTTTCAGAGCGGAGTCATTTCTGAAAAGGCGTATTGGCGGAGCGATGGCGATGCGTTCCCGTCGGGTTGTCGGGAGTTGGAAAATTTCCGAGTTGGAGACTTTGGCGAGATTGAACGGCGTGCGGGAACGGCGATGTCTTTTGGGCTTTGTCATTACGGGACGCCAGAAAAGGAGACAGATCCGTATTATACGAGCTATTCAAATCGTTTTGCCTACACATTTCACGAACCTTGTTTGAGCGAGATTTATGGGTTTACATTGTTAGACACTTCGACGAGCAATACGTCGAAAAAGAAAAACCTGATAATGTTTATTGGGTGCGTGGTGCACTGCGATACAGATCGGATAGGAACTGACAGTCGGAAGTCTGGTATTTATTGGACAGAACGCCGTCCGTATATTGTAGAGGCGGACAAAATGCACAACGCGACGGAGAGCAACTTGTTGGATATTACGCTTAACATCACGGGCGTTGGCGAAGACTACGTCCCGCTCGTCGCCTCCGACGAGCCTGCGGTCACCACTGGAATTGGCTCGGAGCGGTTGCGACACGCGAGTTATGCGGGCGAGGAGTATTTTGTTGGCGCGGACACGAAGCCTTTTAAAGTCTATCTGAAAGAGGGGCAGATTTATGTTGAGGACGTTGACTTTGCGATTGAGCCGATGAACGACACGGAAATATTGTCGACCACGACGTGGACGGTAAGAATGATTGACGGCGACGACGAGAACGTTTGGGTTAAATCCGCAAATAGCAGTGGCAATTGGACTTATCAATCTTTTCTTCCGACGGGGCAGTCGTTGATGTTGGTAAACTACTTGGACTCTGCGACGGTGAGCGTTCGTGCAAAATACGATGGTTCAAATAGCGGGAAGAAGGCAGGCTACACGAGCGATTGTTATCCCGTGATGGGATCTGTGACTCTTAAAACGGAAAGCGGGTATTGGAAAGGTGCGGTGAGTTTGTATGAACGGCAACGCGAATACGGCAAGGAAGGCTACAAAGATGTGTGCTTGGGCACGATTACGGCGGGCGGAATGTTAGGTTCTGCGTCTTTGCCAGTGACCATTTCGCGAATGAATAGCGAGGTCTATTTTAAAATTGATAGGTTGGAAACCGTTTCGGGACTTCCCAGTGGTTATTCTGACACGGGCACGACGGTTTCGTTGGTGATGAACGGGACGCAGGAAGTTTTTCTGAAAAGCCAAAGGAGTATGGGCTGGTTTGATGACGACGAAGGCACAGGTTATTACACGAAGTATAAAATGGTCTCCCGCATCAAAGAAGCGTTTAGCACGAATACGTATGCACTGAGTGCATTTTTTAGCAAAGTTTATTCGCCGTTGGATTCTGCGAAGGATCAGGAGCAAACGAACTATCCTAAGACGATTTGTTTCTTTCAGGACAGAATGATTTTGGGCGGGAACAGAACGCATCCTAAGACGATATGGATGTCGCGGACGGGCGATGTTCAGAGTTTCCAGTTGGGAACGAGCGATGACAACGCGATTACGACGGTAGTTTCTGGCAGTGATGAAGAAGAAATTCGTTGGATTACGCCTCGCGACGCGCTGTTAATTGGGACGAGTGCTCGCGAGTATGCCTTGCGCGGAAGCACGGCTGCGGCGATTACTCCGACGAGTATTAAAGTCAGTAAGCCTTCGGGCGATAGCGCGTATGGTTCTTTGGACGCAGAAAGCTACAACTCGGACGAGGGCTTGTATTGTTTGGAGGCGGGCGGAAAGAAACTTTTGCGCTATCAATATTCCTCGGACTCCTATACGTATGTTCCAGTGGAAGTTAATCCGCTTAATCCAGAGATATTTGGTTCATCTCACGCGAGGTCTTTCTGTGTGGATATGCGTCCAGAGCAGACGTTTTACGTGCTGAGAAACGACGGCAAGCTTGCCGTGTGCAACTTTGTTGGGCACGGGAAAGAAGGCGGGTCGTGGAGCGTTTATTCTTTGGGCACGCCAGACGGCAAGGAGTTTCGGATTGTGAGTGCGTGCACGATTTACGACGATGACAGTGGCATTGGCGGTCTCTATCTCTTGGTCTATGACAGAGAAAACTACGGGCAAAAGTATGATGAAAGCGGGTCAAATAAAGTTAGCGTTGGAATGCACTGTGCGCTTGCTCGCTTTGGGCTTGGATATGGAACAGGTCGGCAGGACGGGTATAAATTTCCCGTGCGAGATAGCGAAGGCGAGGCTACGTCGTATGAGATGCTTTCTGTGCCTTATACTTCGCGCGTGAAATGCACGCCGTGGTTAATTTCTGATGGCGACGCTTGGGGACGGCGCGTTTCTATTCAGACGACGGAGCTTTGTGTGAATACAGGGCGGGCTTTCCGTGTAAGCTACGACGATGGTAAGACGTGGGTTGACGAGAATAGAGTTTTCCGCACGTCAGACGGCAAGCAACGCGAGATTAAAAATGAGATTGTCGAGTGCACGTCGCCGTCGGATTGGCGCGATGAGGCGACGATGATAATTGAAACGGACGACGATCACGCGTTTACGTTAAATGCAATACGCGCGAGGCTGAGCATTGGCGAGCCTTAGCGCGTGCGAAGACCTTCTGGTGTTAAAATAATCCAGATGCAACGCGGGATCATTGAGCCTATGCCTGCGCTTAACGCGGCAAGCGAGGAGTAGTGGCTATGTTTCCTGTTAAGTTCTGCGTTTGCAAAGCTTGCGCAAAAGCAGGTAAAGACAAATGCGCAGACGAGGGCGAGGACAATTTTGGAGCGAAGCGGCATAACGTTGGAAAATGTTATGCGCCGTTTGCGTTTCTGCAAGGCTTAAAGCCAGTGCAAGGCGGGCGTTTCTTTGAAGCCTTTGCGCCAGATAAACCAAGCGTAAGACAATGCGCCGTTGCCCGCGTTGGCAAAGTCGCCGTTGATTGCGCAGGTAATACGCTTTGAAAAGACGTAGAGTTTCTGAGGCGGAAATTCTTCAAAGAGTTTTGCGCGTGCTTGCCCTTCGAGATAGCGGACGGGGAGCAGGAACGCGGCGCGATTGCCGTCGGGAATGATGTCGAGGGCTGTGCGGATAATTTGTTCTGCGATATTGTAAGGCGGGTTAGTAATGATGTCGCCCTGCCATTTCTCGGCGAGCATTGGCGCGAGTGTGAAGTCTAAGACTTCCGTGTCGGGCGTTCGTTTAACGATGTCAGACGCGCGGACTTTCTGATAGCCGCGAAGTTTGAGCACGTTGACGATGTGATTTTCACCAGAGCACGGCTCCCAGATGGGGCTGTTAAAGACTTCGCGGTCGAGCAGTTTATGAACAGCGACGGGCGGAGTGGCGTAGTAGTCGTTGTCCGTGGAACGGTTGCCGAAGTCTGCGCCGATGGTCGGGAGTGTCTTTGCGCCTTTGAGCATTAGAAAATCGTGTCGGGAGGGAGTCTGCGGTAGTTCGTCTGCCCGATCGCGTAGTAAAGGATTAATAGCGCGTCGGCGGTTGCGAGCGTCGGTCTAAGTTCGGGGAAGATCTTAGCGGCGTATTCGCGCAGTTCGCGCTTATGTTGTGCGCCGTTCTCGCGCCGTTTGGTCTTGCACGGAAAACACTTTTGCCACGTTGCGGGCGGGACTTCTTCGATTCTGAAACAGAGGGCTTGGCAGACGCCGATTTGAAAGCCTGCGTTGCGTCCGAAGTTAAACATTGCGCTCCCTGGCGTTTTGTTTCCCGCGATAAAGCCTCCGACCTTCTCGATGAAGACGTGAACTTCGCGCTTTTCTTTTTTCGCGAGCGCGGAATAGTCCTGCATTAGCTC